ATCGCTATTGAGCCGTTACCCGAAGCTACACTTGTCTTGCCCATAGCCGTTGCATTTGTATTACTTGCCAAAGCTGTCAGTCCTACCGCAGTCCCACCCGTCCCAGATACAGTCGAAGCATCCCCCACCGCAGTACCGTCTGTGGTCGTAGCCGCACCCCGTCCAAACCTCAGTGAATTAGCAAAGCCCGAATTGTACGAACTCATTCCACCTGTAAAATACCAGGGAACGGCTATCGTATCTCCTGCTGATTTTGTGTTAATTGAATCTCCAATGTTCGCCCCGCTCATGTGCGTGGTGTAGGCATAGCCAATCTGAGTCCCATTCCAGACTGCGCTTGTTACTGTCTGACCACCATTGGTCAGCATGATCGTGCCAGAGATGTTCGGTAACGAGTCAACCACATTATTAGAACCAGAGGCGTGTTTCAGGGTATTGGTCTTGCCCTGTTGGTTCTTGTAGATTACCGACCCACCAACACCCGCAGTTGAGTCAACCGTTAAAGTCCTGACCTTGAATGAAGCCGTAGAGTCAATGTTCTGGATTGTGTTGATGATACCTTCTGAACCCACTCCAGTTGAGAGCGTGAAGTTTCTGTCTGTTAAACTGATTGTCGTGTCTGGATAAATGTTGACAGATTCATCAACGCGCTTTAATCTTACACCATTTCCAGAACCACCTCCACCACCACTAATCGTTGTCGGAACCCACGCAGAACCACTCCATCCCAATGCCTGCCCCGCCGAAGCACCAGACAGTTTAACCCTGTTGATGACGTTGGACTCATCCTTGAAAATGAGCGTATCACCACTTGCAGTTAAGAGTCTGCTCTTGCCTGAGAGATTGTTTGAGGTTATTGATGGCAACTGAATTGGGTTACTCATGGCAATAGCCCTAACCCCCAACGCTCCAGCTGTAATGCCAATGCTCACACTATCCGGCGCACTCCCGCCAGCCACGTCAATAATCTTGAACTTTAATGATGGTGCGGTTAGGTTGCCGCCGTTGTTCAGTATTACGTCCCGTTGTACTCTAAGCCCATTTGTGTCAAGTCGCGTAACCTCGTTACCATTGACATAGAACAAAGCCGTGTCATTCCATACCGCAAAGAACCGATTGAACGTGGCATTTGAATCCTGCTGCCTGCGACCCGAACCGTAAACTTCCCCATCCCCTGCCGCGCCTACAACTGAGAGCGTCTTGGACAGCCCCTGAGACACGGATTTCAATGCCACACCGTTGCTGGACAAGTACCCACTGTCCCTTGACACAAGTGTTATCGCTGGCCTGTAAATCGAATTGGCCACGTCCAAGAACGCATTACCATTAGCCACAAAATCAATCTTCTTGCTGACCGTATCTGTGAACCGAAGTATCTTAATGTTCCTTAACGAATCATTTACGCTGAACCAATGCCCCAAGTATGTGTCAATTCTGAGCATCGACCCGTTCACGCCTACGTTTGACGTAGCCGTGTCCGTCTTTGACCCTGAGACAATCGTAGTACCTGGGTCATGGAGATTCAACCTAAAATTGGTAGTCTTGGACTGTGCAAACCCATGCGTTACGCATGATGCGTAAAGTAAAATAAGAGTTAATGTTATTTTCATTCTCAACCCCATGATGTGCCACCATCCCAAGCGTCCTCATCCCAGACACCGACGTTGGTTATTGTTACAAGTTCTGCCGCCCTCTTACTTCTCGGACGCAGTTCACCATAAATCTCAATCGAGTCTATCTGCAAAACATCCCCACCCATGACTTCCGGCGAGGAATTGTTGTTGTAGATGTACCTCCACTCGAATCCAATCTTGGAATCGCCGACAACAGAGAATACATATACCCTGTCCAAAGAACTGTCTGGGTTGTACGAACGAAGCAAAGCCCTGTCTTTGTATAACGCTATACTTAATGTCCCAGTCGTATCTTCATCGAAAGTCCGGTTAAAGACTATCTTGGACAAACACATATCCTTGTTGTGACCGAAGTTAAAGTACCAACTGTCAAGGTAACTCTTTATCTCCGTATCGTCATCTGTGTAATAGAAACCGCCCGTAGTCGGGTTCTGAAATTGTCTTAGACCAGTGTTGCCCGGAGTACCCAAAGCCAAGACCGTACCATTGTTCAGCTTAACGGGGAACTTGAACCATTCAGTCGAAGTCAATCCAGATGTCTGCTTATAGGCCGCCTGTGTCCATCCGCCTCTGTCCAAGATGTACTGCGAACCTTCTTCACCGAAAGTCCACATGATATAATCTTGGGGCAACCAAATCACCACGACGTTCTCTTTCTGAGTGTTTGTCAGGACTTCTCGATAGGTATGTAACCAGTCTCGCTTGTCCTCGCGTTCGATCAGTGGTTGTAGTCGCCCCAAACGGTAAGAATAGCAATCATCATATCCTGCAAAGAATATCTCCTCTTGGTTGGAAATCGAATATCCGTGAAAAGTGGAACATCCGATTCTGTGATCGACGATTCTATTTATATGTTCTGGGATTAAATCTTGTGTAACTGTGTTTCTGACTGAGACTATTCCGATGTTCTTTAAGACTAAGAACTCATCAAACCCCATCGGTACAACTGCGTTGATACGTGAGCCGATGTCAGGTTCACACCTCAGACGGTAAAAGCCCTGTTCATTCGGGAACACTCTGCGGGCGGTTATGCCTGAGTTAATGCTTGCGTTCTGACCTATTGGGTTTGTGAATAGGTTTTGCTTGTCTGCTTGGGCTTCTGAGGTGACATAGACGTTATAGAGATAATGTCTGCCTCCAACCACTTTGCGCCCCGAATAAGCATACGAAGTATCAGATTGGATTTCAGCCATGCCTGAATCTGTTTCATAGGTGTTCTCCGCCCTATCCCACATATCGCCTGTAATAGCGAATTGTATGTTGTAATTGCCTGCGCTGTAAGCCCAACCAGTCGTGTCTGCGTTTTGCGCCTCACTGACTACCGATATTGAACCAACAAAGAAATACGCTGTCTGTCTTCCAGTGTCCCTTGTGTCGCCCTCGTCTTTAGCGAGGTAGACGGCAAATCCAGACACCGTCTTATTCAGTGTTCCCGCTTGGACGGAGGCCGCAGCAGTTAATGTTGTAAGCGAAGCCGATGCAAGGTCTGGCAAGAAATTATTTTGCCAGTCTCCAAATGATATGTAATCGTCAACATCTTCGTAGCGTTCGAGTTCCCCTATCGTCCCATCATCATAAATCGCAGCCAATCCCACCCAATAGGTAAAATTATCTTCTAACGTAGTCATCCCCGTCGAGGGAGTGTCTTGAGCAAACGAAGAAACAATGTCGTAAGACTTGCATCGTTCTTCGCTTGCGTAAGTACCATCAATCGTGAACGTCTCAGCCAATCCAGGGAAGAACGTCTTGTTCATCCTGGGATAGATGATTGAGCCCATCAGATTCGAGTCTGACCCCTGCCCACCTGAGAAGTAAATCAAGCTATTGTCTGCTACCGCGCACGGAGGATCGCTGAGTTCAACTTGGAACGATGGAACGAACGGGGCTACTCTCGTAGCTGGAGTGCCAGAGTATAATGGGTTGTCGTGATAACAACGGTAGAACTCGTATGTATGGATATTTAGCCAGTTCAAACCAGTAGGACTAATGTCATCCACAACAGTAAATGTAACTATAATGTTTACAGTGCTAGAGTCAACAGAAAAATCCGTAACGATTGTCGATGTCCCAGTCGTAGCGTTATAAACTTTCCATCCATTGTAGTAGTCTGCAATTTGAGAACCATTCCCCGCCGGAATACCCCATCCTTGCCAGTTCTGAAATAAGAACGAATGTGTGGTGACTTGAGCGTACGTCGGGATATACCCAGGCAGATAACTCTCAGCCAAAGGTATCGACGCTTCAACGGCATCGTCTGCATCTATCGCACCATTCCAATACGGGAACATCCACATCTGTGGGTCAGAGTTCATGCCCAAGAGAAATACATCCCTTTTCTCTGGGCTTTCAATCTGAACTAACATCGGAACAGCCAAGTCCGAGCTTGTCAAAGGAGTCCTATTAACCACAGGCCATGTTATCTCATCGTACTCGGCGTAACCCCGTCTTACCCTAAGACCGTCAGAGAGCGTCTTGGAGTAGTTCAAGATGGTCTTGAAGTCAGATGGCGTTCTTTTACGAGATAGCCGAATCTCATCAGCTAACTGAAAATTAGTCACCGTCACCAATGGACTTTCTTTACCCACGCGGCAATTTCTCCATAGCCATAGCCATAAATCTGTTCCCTTTTTCTACCATTGTCGGGTCTGGGTCTGCGATAGCACTCACAGAATCAAACGAAGCCCTTGCCGCTGCATACAGTGTCAGAAAATCATTCCACCTTGCGTCTATCGCAATGTCTGGGGCGGTATTAACAGAAACATCTGAACCTGTGGTTGAATCAGTCCTCTGCACACCAAAGTACAGAAATGTTGCTGACTCCGCATCGGAAATCGTCATTACCCCTGCGACCCTTTTGTAGAAGTAAATCTTCCCGCCCGAAATCGTATATCCATAATTCAAGTACGGGTCTAAGTCTTGGTCTAGCTTACTCTTTGTCAAAACATACTGCGCGTCTATATTACTAAATGTTAATTTAGACGGGCAGATGAAATTCTTTGGTACTGACGCACCCGAACTTGAAGTTGTGATCGTGGTGCTGACCATAGCACCCTGTAATGCTTCTGTGGCTTTCTCATAACCAAGCCTATTGGTTAGGGTTAAAACCAACTCTCTCTCGGCTTCTGCGACGTACTTATTCCTCTTAACTCCTGTGTAGATTACACCGTCTAACGCTGCGGCTAAACCATTGTCAGCGTCATAAACAGCATCCTCTAAGAGTAGGGATAGGTTTATGTTAATCTGGTTTGCAACAGGAGTAGTGTCTGGCATTAGAACCAACTCCCCCTTATCGTCGGAATTTGATTATTCCTTATGATATTCATTACCCCATCCTGACGGGCTTGATTGTCAAATTCTTTCATCAAAGCGTAATGTCCGGCTATATCTTTCTGAATCTTCACCCAGTGAGCGTCGAGATAGATAATCAGATTATGCTGAAACTCTGTGGGAATAGATAAATCGCTTGCGAAGGAAGCTAACGTAGCTGGCTTCTTAATATATGGAATTGACGGGGTACACGCTCCGGCTGACCAAACATAGAACGTCCCATTCCAGATTGAGTAATGAGTCAACGCTGAAAAGTCCATCAGATTAGCGTCTGGGTAGTCAATCTTCCCCAGGGGCAAATCAGACGAATCAGAAACATCCCGTTTAACTCTATTGGGAAATTCCCGAAGGAAATCGCTCGGTAGGGCGATGTTCCCAGACGAGGTGATAGTTGGAGTCCAGACACCGCGCAGCACTTCGCTTTTATCGAAGTAGCGGAGTTGCCCCTGATTTAACCATCTCAAGGGCAACCCACTACGTATTACTAGCTGCTGCTTGTCCTCATCACCCGCCGCCCACTCATTTACTATGTCTTGGGCAGTGGCCATCTTCTAATCTTGATACTGACGGTTGAAGACGTACTCAACGGTAGGCGTGGTAACGCCATTAGCAGAAGCCGCATAAGTGATGAAGAACCTGTACTCATCACAAAGCGGTGCTAATGTCACCGTCGCTATCTTGAGTGTATCGTTTGTTATCGAAACGACTGTGGTGATAATCGTATCTCCCGCGACAGGAGCAAGCATTACTCCATTGACCACCCTTCGCACACGAACACTGGTAAGACTCATAGAGTCCTTCGCCCGAAGTGCAAACGATAATCCAGCCAGACCCGGCTCGCGTATGAAGCGAAGCGTGTCCACCTGAGAGTTAGCATACGTTACAACAACTGATGTCTGAGGACTTCCCGCTCTAAGAGGAACAGAGAGATAGTTCCCCGCGCCGATAAAGAGAAACACGGTCGCAAGGAGCATCAGCCCCGACACAGCTTTAAAGATTACTTTTTTCATTTTCTGATCCTTTCTTTTTCTTGGCTTCGGCCTTCCTATCCACAATATGGGGCGCGACGATAGCTTCTTCCTTCTTGACTTCTACCAGTTCCAGGAACTTGTAGTTGTCCAAAAGGTGCTGAGGCCAATTAGGATGATGAACCTTCACTTTCCCGAAATGGTCAACGAAGGTAATCTCCTTTTCAACCTCAAGCGTGAAATTGTTCTCCTTTGTAAAGTGGAGGACTTTAGCTTTACCGACAGGCAGCGACAAAGTAGCTACCCATTCCCCCGCGTTACATTTAATGACAGCACTGATCTTTTCCATGACTTTTTCCTTTTATTGTTGTGGGATCACAAGGAAGCAGTTTTTGAACTTTAGTCCCGCGGTGCGGTCAAAGTCCAATTCCTCCAAGTGTTCCCATTCTTGTTTAGGAACAGTCACTTTCAAGCTGTTGTCAATGGTGAACTCTCTCACGAACTTACCGTATTGCATACCATAATCACCTCCGGTAGCTGGACGATAGGTGTATTGAGTCGGCCCAATTTTGCTTCTAAGAATGACTGTTTCCATTAGAGTACGGTTGAATTAACAATTTGAAGCAGTGACTGGTTGATGTCGATAGTCCCACCTTCGTTCTTCCAATCTGCCCGCTTCGTTCCGAAAATCTCATCAACTGCACGACCGATGATATTTCCGTAGTCGTTCTCGCTTCGGATGCGTTCTGCCATTGAGTACATACCGTCAGCCCAAACGACAGCGTTCGCACCTAAGAAGTACGTCGCGTGAAGATCGGTTGAAGCAAGACCACCACCGATTCCGGTATAAGCGGCTTCCGTGATTACATCGTTGGAAACCGTCAGACCAGCCGGATTGTTCCCGCCAAGAATGGTGCGAATCTTGTCATAGGTAAAGATGATGCAGTTGCCGTAGATAAGACCATCGCCGTACTTGAACAGTGGATTATCGACGCTACGTTCGCGGGCGTGTTGAACCGCAGAGCGGAATGTCGCATCTTGGTAGAGAGCCAGTTTCGCCTTCGGTGAAATGAGGGCGACCCAGTACGAATCTCCGCCAACCGAGATGGGATCGAACTCTGCCTGACGGCAGTACGCTTCGCCGATTTCAAATGTAACCGGCTTCACGTTGTCCGTTCCCGCGCCCAACATATTCGCAATCGTGCGAGATGTGGTCATCGTGGTATCATTACCGTAGAGGGTATTGATAACCGCCGTAGGGGCGAGGTTGGTGTGTCCGTACTTACGGAGCAGGTGATGTCCGAAGCCGTAGTGCATCGCATAAAGAATGGATGTGTCTTTCTGTTGGGCTGACCAGTCAGAAAGCAGAGACACTTCCGTCTGTTCAAAGGGTTCATACGGATTACGCTGAGAGTTGATCCCACCGTTTGTACGAACACCCTGCCGGAACTGTTCGACCTTCACCAACTGATTGTCCAAATCCCATCCTACTTCGCTGTCCACCAACTGAGTCCCGCCAGTCGTACCAGTCGAGATAGCAAAAGACAGGTTCTTACGAAGTCCCATCTTAATCGTATCGCCAGGTTGCGCGGTGAGGTCAGTCTTACGAACTACCGGAAGTCCGGGAGCCGTCTGAGCAAAGTCGCCTTCGCTGTAAACGTCTGCACCGATCATTCCATGCGACTGAAAGAAAGTCTTTTTCTGGACTTCCTTGTGGTATCTCCGGTCAACAACAACATTAACCAGAGACTTGATATTGCTTGCGCTTGCCGACCCAAACTGACTGTCTACGAAAGTAAAGGGGGTAGACGCATAAGATATTGCCATAATTTACTCCTTTCGGAGCTTACCTACTGCTGACGTTGAAGTTGGGCTGTCCCGTCCCAAAAGAACTTCTTTAGTTCAGGACTCCAAGTTGATTCAATGTTGGGATTTTGATTGTAGGCTTGCGCCATCTTCTCCCAGCTTAACTGAATCGCTCCTTGACCCGTACTTGCCGCGCCCCTCATAGGACTCGCCCCATTTTGAGGTTTCCTGATTTCATTGAATGTTTGATTGATCGCGTTACGGGCAACATTTTGAACTTGGCTTGGCATCGTCATCAGCTTATGTCCTGCGTCTAAGTTCCACTCGGCTATCCCGTTCATCCGGTTAAATGCCTTTACTGAATTGACATCTACCCCAGGATGAGAGTTAGTCCACTGCATCTCAGCCGCGCCAGCAAGCATCTGTTGAATCTGTGCCTGATTCTGACGACCGGCTTCTTGGATGAGGAACTTCTGCTGCTGTTCCATCTTCCATTCAAGATACCCCACCGGGTCTGCTGACCTGTCGGGGGCTTGAACTTGCGGTTGGAACTGTTGCAAGAACTGCGCCTGTTGCGCTTGAAGCTGTTGCATCTGCTGTTGGAGGGCTAGGTTTTGAGAATATACCCTGTCCTTCTCCGACTGTATCTGCCTAAACCGTTCATCTGTTGCACTCTGAGTATCGACACCTTGCGAGGCATTGGGGTCAGCGGATGGTAAGCCACCTTGACCTTGCTGTTCCGTAGCGGATGGTTCAACTACAAAGGGTAGAATGTTCGGATCGACAGACGTAGCGGATGCGGGCTGAGCAGCACCTTGCCCAACTTGGGCAGCCGATGCAACGTCAGTAACCGTACCTTGCGTGTCTAAATCCATGACTGTTTCCTTGTATTGTTAGTTAGTGAATTATTACTGCATGAAATTCTGTCCGCCCACCATAGAGCGCATCCCGGCTTGAGATTGGGAAGCTCCTGTCTGGGCGTTCTTTTTCTGAGACGAACCCTTCTTCATCTTCGCTCCGGCTTGACCCATAGCCACCTTAGACTCTGTGGGGATTAACTTCTGCGTCATTTCCAACTGACCCTGCAACCCTTCAATTACCATCTGCATTTGTCTGATGACATCATTCCTCGCCTCCTCATTTGAAGCTATCGCCCCATCAACATCTTTAATCGGGGCGTTCTGTATTCTGTACGGGTCTGTAAATAGCATCCCCTGAGAAACAAGTGACTCGACCGCATTAAAGGATTGCTGTTTGTTGAAGTCACTAAGAGCAGAGTCTGTAATCTCAACGTCGTAATGGGCGACATCGACATTTAGGGGAAGCTGTAACGGGGGTTGTAATGGAATCCCCTTCACTGGGTCGATTTTGCCAATCACAATCTTGAAGAAATTCTCGTCCCCAACAATCCTCTGCATCCTCTCAGGTGAAAACTCCGCTATGATTATATGCAAAGCCTTGCGCCAGAAAGCCAGTTCGCTTAACTTCTCGGCCTTCACCCATTTATTCAAAGGTGTAACAGCCGCGTTCTGCTGCATCGAAAGTTTAATCCCAGAATCCTGTGACCCAGACTGACCTCTTAACACCGGCTCGGTAGAGGCGGCGGCGAAGTCCATATCCTCTCTTGCAGACTGACCCTCCTCAATCGCCTGTAAATCTACGTTTGGAATGGTATTTACACTTAAAAGCGTCTCACTCTGTCCCAACGCAAGGATAGTCCCTATCTGTGAATTGAGAATCTTCGAGTCAATCGTCGCAGGGTCGAGATTCTGAATTGCAAGTGGTGCTTTGATCGCCTTGTTGTTAAATGTCGTCTTTTGCGCCCAAGCTATATTTATCCTCTTTTGGTGAGGAATGACCATCTCGACATAAGAGAAGGGCTGACCAGACTTCTTCATCGCGGCGCACATCCCAACCAAGGGCGAGAAGGGATATTTCGATGTAGACTGCTTCAACAGTGTAGCGTTCTGCATATTCCCTGCCGAAGCTACGATGAACTGTTCCCACGTTTCGTTTACAGATACGCCTAAATCCTGCTCCAACTCCTGTGGCTTATAATCAACGGCTTCCTCTCTGACCTGCGGGACGGGCATTACGTTTCCATCAGGTAAAGGAACGAACTGAATTGAACCTATCTTACGGACGGGGATTCTTCGACGAAGCCAGAACTCGTATTTATCTACTTGGTCTTGGTAACTTAACGAAGGATCACCGGAAGTCACCAAAGCTCCGTAATCCTGAACCAGAGAACCTGTCGTACTACCGCCTTTAATCTTTTCCCACTCGGAAGCTAAAACAGTCTTCATCCCCTTTAAGATTCCAGCCTTCTCAGGGTTGTCAGCCATAGCATCTTCCCACGACTGGACTGTTCTCCTCCACCACCAGGATATATCATCTAATTCTTTTGAGGCTGTCTTACTCCACCCACAATCTTCAACTGGGAAATTTTCACACCACAACTCGCCAATTCCACCTCTTGCGGTAGGGTCATAGCCTAAGACCCTCAATCCCATTCCAGTCTTAGCCATCGAATCAAAAGCCTCATCCCTGGGCTTCTGGAAATCCCCACAGTATTCAGCGTACTCAGCACAAGCCTGCAAAAGAGAAGCCACCCTATCATCCCCCTGCTCTCTTTTGACAATCTTCATTGTGTTACCAGTGTTAGCCCTCACACCGTTGATATAGTCTAAACCTCTGTTGATCCTGTCTATGGCTAAAGTGGGAACGTCAGCTATGACTAGAAGCTGCATATCAGCCCCGTCCCACTGCCTTAGTTCACAGAAATTGTAATTCTCCTTAACAATCTCGTTGTGAGCTAGCTTCCAGGGATTTGCCTTAGCCTCAACCAACTCAAAGAGCTTCTTAATTACATTCTGCTCCTCAGCTGTGGACTGAGAATTAACTACCTCAATATCTTTCTCAAAGACATCAGGCATAGTAGAGAGTGTTCAATTTATGGGTTTCCATTACCATCTTCTCGGTTTCCTCGTTTAAGACGATACCTTTCCAGTTCTTCAAAGGTTTCTCAAAATCGCTGGTTAGAGAAACGACCTTATTCCTTGCTACCTTCACGAAAGCAGACCGGACTATTACGAAAACAGCGCCCCCCCAGTCTTCACAAGAATAGAGAAATGTCTTTATCTTGCTGCGTTTCTTCATACTAATTTAGTAGTGATTAGTATTTGATTAGTATTCACCGCACCACCCATCCCACCAAAGCCTTGTTCTGATAATGTTTTTTCTGGATCGCTTGCCAGTCCGTCTCTCTTACCTTACCTCTTGTCCTGTAAGGATTTGGCAACTGCGTATCAACCCATGCGTTAATGGCTCTGTCCATCACCCTATCATCAAAGCACTTCTCGCCCTTACCCTTACCTTGAGCCTCCATCTTGCCGTCGTTATTAACGAAGGTTAGACATTCTTTCCAGAAATCAGTGTCGTAGTCTCGGAAAGTACCTTCTACGATCTGCTTTGAAAGCTCACCTATAATCATCCCCTTCATGTGCCTATTTGAAGTGTCGAAACCGATCTTGTCCGTACTCTGGGGATAACCCTTAGTAATGACTTCTTTGTGGTAAATTCTGGTGTAAATCTTTAACAACTCATTGATAACTACACCGCCAGAGTTACCTTGCCTTTCGGGCGCAATCCAGGCTTTCTTGTACCAATAGCCTAGTTTGGCTAGTTCCTCGGCAAATTCAAAAGGTTTAATGTGTGTGTGAAGCGTACAGACAGTTAAAGGGACATCTTCATCGTGGTTGACAAACCTCTTTCTAACTGAGGCCGAGTCCCAGTCCCCCTGTTCTAGACCTTCGGCTACGTCGGCACTTATCGAATAAGCGTTCTCCCAGCCTTCCTCGGGTAACTCCCACACCAGATACAGTCCGTTCATGTTCTCTAAGAACTCAACAGACAACTGTTCCTTATTTACACAGGTTCCACTTTCATTAAAAATCGGGCGCACCTTCCATAAAAGGTCGCCAATCTTAAGAGGACTCTTGCAGTCGCGCATCCGTTCTTCACACTTAAGTACGTCAAAGACAGGATTACCAGAGGTAAGGTAATTACAGTCCAGGTTCTCAAGTATGTCCTCACGACTCCTTCTCTCACACTCACGATCATACCACTCACTCCTGATTTTACCATACTGGTCTATATAACACCCAGACGGAGCGGCTTCCTGATTCTCTGCCTTCTGAACAATATACCCGTCAATCCTGTCTGTTATCTTTGCATCCTCAACAGTCTTGAGATAATCCCTGCCAGTATAAGCCTTCTTCGGATGTAAGAACCACTTCAACCTATGCTTTGACTTAATCTCCGAAGTCCTTGACAATTCAGCAAACTTGTTGCCTGCGCCCTTAGGTGTGCCAAAAACTATCTTACATCTGGTAGCGTCCGAACACGACCTCCAAGCTTCATTTGCCATGTCCCACGACTGAAACTCATCCAAAGCAATCGCCTTCTCACGACCACCTCTTGCAAAATCAGCATTTGTAGCTTCACCGATTAAAGCGTTACTTAATGAGGGGGCGATAATCTTCATAAAAGTAGAGTGTTTACTAAGGTCAAACCCCTCCGGTAAGAGCCACTTCGGCAACTTAGAGAGTAAATACCGCATCTTCTCGAAGTGCGTACTCATGTCACCTAGACGATCCACATACTCCTGCTTCCAACTACCGATTTTAAGCTGCTCACCTCTTTTGGTCAAGAACCTCCACACAAACACACCTATTACCATCCATGTGACACCCATATCCCTACTCTTATCACAAAAGAAATCCTCACCCTCATCTATACACCTGTTCAGCTCTAAAATGAAGTCATCCTGATACTTATACGTCGTAAACGGTAAATCCTTGTCCTTTGACTCTCTGGGGTCGTACGTCCAAAAGAACGTATTAAACGCAAATAACGGATTCTCCTCGAATATCCTCTTAACCGAAGCCCGGAACTTCATATCCTGAGCCTCTTTCATCAGCTTAATCCTGTACCCTACGTTATCTTCCCTGTTCTTTGGGTAATTCATACCTTCACGTACTCAGAATACAACCCAATCAACAGAGACATCGCCAAGATTCTTCCAGTCTCAAACATATCGGTCGGAACTCTTGTAAATATCGTCAGCCCTATCCAAAATATCATCCCGGATTTCACAAAAACAGCAGCCCAGTTCATTTTCTTAGCTTGCTTATCAACAACACTATCAGGCAAATCGCGCATATTCCTATGAAAAACAACGGAATGTACAAAATTCCATCTATTGAGCCACCATCATTCACTTAGTACCACATACGCTACGATCATGCCAAATAACACGATAAATGGCATGGAGAGCATTATGAAACGAACACACTTCATTTACATGGGTACGGGTATGACTTCATGTGGAAATATATACGCAAACGAGCGAACACTTCATTTTGACCAAGCACTAATCTTAAAGGGCGGTGTGATTGAGGGTGGTCTGGTTGTATGCACACCCCACGTCTTGATAAAGTGGTAGCCATCCCTATCACAATCCACATCCTTGCCACATTCATCACACTTATGTGTGCCAATCCTGCCAAGCGTCAATTCTTCCATCCCACCATAATACAACTCAAGACAACGGTCACACACAAATCGCTTAACTATGACATTCTGCTCAGTTTCCATACGCAAACGAGTGAACACTTCATTTATCTGCATGGGTTACCTATTGGTAACGGGTAAATCATGTAAAAAAATATACATAATTGGCTTGGCACTTAGTACCTTCATTTCGACGGGTGCCGGGTCGAATCTCGGCCTACCCCCCCCCGTCCCGTTTTGCCCCGGCCCTTGTCCAGCCATGCTCGCAGCCATAGCTTGGGTGTGTGCGTGTGTGCTATGCACCATGTATGCACCGGCCATAGCCTAGTTCTTGCCTACCTGTACACGCACTATCCCCCGCCCCACCTGTGCATTATCCCGCACTTTTTGCACTACATACTCTATGACATGGGTGGGATTGTATAGATCGACACGCTGTTCATGTATCTCCTGGGCTACGCTATTCCTGCCCTGGTCGAAATACTTGGCTATTTCGCCTATTGTCAACACTTTGCGCTTGCGCATACAATAGCCATTATTCGAGCAGAGGATCGTATTAGACGAGGCTTGGCTGCGAACTCAGTACATTCGCTCATTCCGTGCACATTCGATGCCTTGCCCCGTTCCATATTATGTAAAGTTATAGTCAACTTTGCGCTCTGTTTTAGCCATATCCATACTTATGCACAAGTTATCCACACTGTATCGTTTCGTTACACTGTTATTGTTGTGTGGTATCATTCATTGATACTCTCTGCAATTAATGGCGTTTCATCCGTCTCAAGTGATCCCTGAGCGATTAATGGCACTAGTTCAGTGGCTTGTAACTCTTTCCTTGCGAATGTCTCAATTCCTGTACTTTCCAATTTCATGCGGCCTATAAACTCACGTTCAAGCTGATCCAGAGGCACGTTCTTAAGGTCTGGTAAGTTCTGAGTTACGTTTGCATTGACGTTTATTGTCTTTTCCACGTACATTCCATTAAACCGGGCTAAGTTCTCTAGACACCTGGCTCTTATTAGTTCGCTTGTAGATGTTTCGTATAGTACTGCAAACTCCTGTCTTACAACGTCTGCATTGTATATCTTGGTAAGCGGGACTCTGATTTTGTTTAATTGCTCTTGGACGGTAGGACGCTTAAGTAGCTTCTGGCTATTGGCCGCCGCTGCTCCATAGTTACTAGTCCCGAATGCTTCCATATATGACTTAACCGCGTTCTCGGTGGTAGCGTATAATCGGCAAAATATCAATGCTTTTGAGCTTAGGCGGCGGGGCTTCATTTAATGCTGATTTGAGTCTTTATTAAATTTTGTTAATGTTGAAGAATTGTCTTGACATTGGTGAAATCGTTTGCTATTATTAGGTGTAATTAACATTCACTTAACTAAATAGGAGAATCAAAATGACATCAGATAGAATCGAGACAATCGCAATAATCGGAGCGGCTTTAGTTATGGGTGCGTTCCTTTGGATTATACTTCACGCTATCTAATTCACTCTTTCACTAATAGGAGAAATGAGACAATGGAAAAGCAAGTTGAGATCATCCAATCAACACCAATTCGGCAATTAACTTGCTGCTGCTGCGGTCAATCTGCGCGAGGCCGTCAATGGTATAACCGCGATAAAGGTTATGGCCTTTGCTCAAAGTGTGCCGAATGGATCGGCAAAAGAGAGTCAGCAACCGAAATGTATTCAAATTATGGTATGCCCGGTTTTCATTACAACGTTCCCGCTTAATCCCTCGCTCCCTCACCTAGCCCGGCCTTCAAGCTGGGCTTTTTTATGCCCATTAATGCGCAATGGCTCAGTTATTGCTTGAATCAACCCACCTCAAGCTTAATACACTTGGGAATATAAGCAATCGAGGATTGGGAATCAAGTTAAATTTTAGTACAGTCAATTATTAAATTTTACTTAAATTGTATTTTCTTCTTGACATTGGCTGAAAGCCTTTGTATATTGATAAAAGTAAGACTAACTAACTGTTCAAATAAATAGGAGAAAGTGCCATGCCAATGCCAACGAAAAAAGAGTACCATGATAACAAAATGCGGAAGTATTTTCATAAGATTGAGGAACTGAACGCATCTCCGTTAAAGGATCGCCAAGAAGCGAGGGAAGAATTTTACAAAGCTATGAAAGATAGCCCACTTTGGGTAGCCGAGCAAATTGACTGGATGCTTAGCGGTACTTATGGCTATGCCGAACAGTATGCGGCTATGAATTTTTTCAAGGGCAAGCTGAATATCGCCGCCGGACTTACCCAAATGGTAGCTGAATTGAATTGGCAAAGTACGGCGGATTTCGCAAGAGACGCATGGAAGAAATTAACCGCAGACGAAAAACAAGCATTACAAGAGCACGTCGATGCTGTTATCAAAAGAACCCGCGAGGAATTGGTTGAAGAATACTTCGCCGGATATACGACAGCACTTGACGAAATTGAAAGAGGCGCACAATGAAAGAAGAGCCTGTCTACGCTTTCCCACGTCCAGAATGGACTACTCAACCCCATAGAACTGGCATGACCCTGCGTGACTATTTCGCCGGACAAGCGTTAAACGGTGTTATTGCCGATCCCACAGTCCAGGTTGACCCACAAACCGCAGCCAAAGCCTGTTATGAATACGCCGATGCCATGCTTACTGAAAGGGGGAAGGAATGATAAAACGCATCCAACGTAAGCGCACAAAGAATTGGAAAGCCCCCAGTGGGACTGTCTATGTTGGCAGACCTACAAGGTGGGGCAATCCATTTAAGGTTGATTCATATACTCCAAATCGCACAGAGTGTATTGAAACATTCCGAGACATGCTAATTACTAGACAACATGGGACACCGCTTTGGTTCGACGATTTCTACCTTGTGCCCCTGAAAAACAAAAAATACCTATCTTGTTGGTGCAAAATCGGCGAATTGTGCCATGCTGATATATGGATCAATTTTTTAAATGAACGTGCCAATAAAAGGGAAATAGAGCGGACTAAGTTCACCGCTTCCACGTCTTTCACCAATTGGTGAACAAATGAGCCTACCAAAATGCGGACTGTGTGGAAGTGAGGTCACAATTACCTACTCATCCGAATTCGGGAACTGGACTTCTCATAAAACACATAGAGAGTGTAATCTTGCCCTATGCTATCTGACCCCACCAGAATGGGTCAAACTGTTCCCCGATAACTCGCTGCTCGATAAAATAAGAGATGAACTTTGGAGAATACAGAGCCATTACGGAGAAATGGGCGAAACACCAATGCCAGAAATTGTAACCGACATTGAGAGCCTAATATACTTAATCCCTTAAAGGACGAACCAATGACAACTATTGTCGGAATAATGTTTGTAATCTTTTTTGTTTTTTTAGTGTGGCTATTTTTCTGGACAGAGCCAAAGCCATGAAACTCTTCCTCGCTCCATCCCGCCCCATGTCTTTGACCTTCCATGACATTAAATCCCTGGAATGGCAAGGGTTAGGCTGCTGGGTGCAAACTATGCAGTCAGGCTATTGGCTCAAAGTTGAGCAAGTAGTAAGCAGTAAACAAGTAAATTATACCGTATCAGTCAACTAATAGGAGAATTGAGTCATGGAAAAGATTGACATACTCCAAGAATGGGTTGAGCAAGGCAGAGCAATTTCGCTGTGTTTGAACGGCACAAAGATATTGAAGAACAAGGAACAGCGAGACCGCAATAACGGAAAAACTGCCTGTTATGATGAAATTCTACATTGGATTAAGCAAATAAAGACGGGCAACCCATGAAAACAATAGTCCGGCTATTCTTCGCGCTCTGCTTCATATACACGCTATACATGGGGATAAGCTACTTTAAGCCACAGGGTAAGATCAGCACAACTATTCCGAGGCCGTAAATGAAAACAGTAATCGCGCTTGCCAAATATCTTTTGAATCACCCAGACCCAAGGGTAGCTTTTTTCTCAATGTACTTTTTCTATTGTGCTTTGCCGATGGCGTGGATGCCCCTTATGTCTGACGAGGGATTCGGCACAACTCCAGGCGGTGCGCTGGGGGCGTATTTGATGATTCAATCGTTATTCTTTGGGGTGGTGTTTTTCTTCTTTATCCTGAACTTCAATTTGTTCGGGAAGTGGAACAAATCATCGCAAGAGAAAATTGACGAACTGAAGAAACTCAGAGAAGTGCTTAAACTAGATAAATTGGAGGACAAATGAAAACGTCAAACTGTTGCGGGGCTAACGTTTATGATGATTCAGATATTTGCTCACGCTGTAAAGAACATTGTGAGGCTCAATGTGAATGTCAGTATAACGAATATCACGATGGAATGACTTGTGAGTGTTCGGAGAAGTGTAACTTTTGCTATCCCGACAAAGTCCAGTGAAAACCTCTATTTTTTTCTTTCCTCCAAAGAGGGTAGTTAGTTGGTCTGTTCCTCTGACTTCAAATCAAGAGACAATTCACTCTCAAACGCTCTTGCTTTTAAAAAGAAAATTGATTTTTCTCTCAAGTGGGGGGTTAGAAATTTATGGCTGGCGAGTTTTCAGTTGCCAGTAACCGCTTATTGCGCCTTTATACGGGGGAATCAGCCCCGCCCAGATGGGAGCAGCCAATAAGAACGTCCGAGCCTTGATAACATTAAACTATTACAGGGACGCTACTTTAATGGGATGTCGTAGTAGGGGTAGTCTTTCTTGGGGAGTTGTCCTTTGTTGATCTTGATTTGTTCGGTTGTCGGTTCGCTAAAGACCTCCATCAGTTTAACGGAACTCTTTCCGAGTTGTCGAAACATCCCGAAAATTTCTCCCTGAAACGATGTGGTCTTTCTTTCCATATTCGGGAATATAATCAACTCCCGAAACGAAATCAAGTTAATATTTATTAAACTTTTACTAACATACTCTTTAACAATGAATTATTAAATTTTACTAATGAATACGATTTGTCTTGACTTTGGTCAAAACATTAGCGATATTCATATAAATCACAGTATAAACCAAAATAGGAGTCGCAATATGAAACAGTTCAGACAGGGCGATGTTTTAATCGAACGCATTGAAGCTTTGCCAGGGAATCTCAAAGATTACAAGCGTGACAATGGCCGAATCATTCTTGCCTACGGTGAGGTCACAGGCCATGCTCATGCTATCGACGAGGAAACAGCGAAGTCTTTTGTGAACGAAGCCGGGGAGTTATTCATCGAAGTTGATGAGCCAGCCGAGATCGTCCACGAAGAACACGCCACAATCCCGCTTCCTACGGGTGTGTATCGGATCACTCACCAAAGGGAATACACGCCCCAAGAGATTCGCCGCGTGGCAGACTGATGAAACGCATAGACAAATTAACACCCAAACAAATAGCCCAATTCCCCGCCTACGTTGAGAAGTGGGTGAAGATTGGGCTATCGACAGACAGAGCCGATTTTGATATGGCTGAAAAATCGGTGCGAGAAATATATAAACTATGTAAACTCAAACCGCCCAAAGTTATTTTGAGAATGGGTTCTCCGTTCTCGGCATCGTTGGGCGGGTTTCTGGCGGTGCATTTGTTGAATGAGATATTTAAGAAAAAGTCGCAAGTC